TTTAGAAGACAACTGATCTAGAATGGCCAGCTTGAGCTTATGGAACGGCAAGCATCCTGCTTGCCATAGCTCCCCCGGACACAGATCGTCCGCTTATGGGGTGACAGGAGGGATGGCAAGAAGATGTTGGAGGTTTTTTAAGGTGTATTTGATGGAATGTTAAGGGGTTAGGAAAGGGTAATGGGGGTTGACGGAGGTTTGGCAAAAAGTTGCGGTGCTAAAGGGATGTTGCCAAAACCATGGCAAAAAGTAGAGGGATGATGGGATGGGGTTGCCAAAACCTTGGCAAAAGGTTATTGGGGTTGTTGAGCGTGATTTTGTTACTGGGTTAGTGCTTGTCTTTAATATCCCGGAGGTGTTCAACGTCAATAGCTATGACGGTGAGGAGGTGAATGATAATGCCGGATACAAAGGTGCTGAACGCGCCGGCCAGGATGACAAAGACTTCGATCCTGGTAAAGGGGCCTTCGTCAGTAAGGTTAGCGATGCCTCCAAAAGCAAGGGCTGCAGCGGCAAAGTAGAAGATGTAAGCGACGATCAGGGATATGGTAGTGATGCGTCTCATAATGTGCCCTGAAGTGGTATCTGTGGTGTTGGTGCCTTCTTTTTGGTATGGAAATAAGTAAGGATTGCCACAACCAATGTGCTGATAGTTATAACGTTCATAGTCCAGAGGGCGGTTGATATGCTGGCCAGGTGGCGTTCGTAAGGATCCCGGGGAGGTGGTGGAACCTGAAGAATATCGACCTGAGCGGAGTTAATGGGAGAATTGATGACATCATAGGCTTTGGGATTGATGTCCATGAAGGGTTTTTTCATCTTCCATACATAAGATACGTCACCTGAGCCGTCGTTTATGGCCTGGACAGTATCGAAAGGCAAGACGTGAAGCTGACCTGAATCAGTGACGACATACATGGATTGATCCAAGATGCCTTTTAGGGTTCCGATGATGGTGGTACCGTCTTTAAGGATGAAGTCTGTAGCTGGTAAAAGGGTGACAGCCATAAGCAGAATAGTGGTTATTAAGACCTTCATGATGTTCTCCTTTAGATGTATTTGCGGATAAGCAGTACCAGGACACCGATAAGGGTGAGATCCTGGGTATCACGGGTGTATTCCTGGGGTTGGTATGAGTTATTGAGAGGCATGAGCCAGGCGGTCTTTTTGCGATGCTGGACCATGAGCTTCTTCAATGTGATGCCGTCCGGAGTGCGAAAGCCGCAGATGCGCGAATGGAGATCGAGACTGTGCCAGTCACGGGAGAGGACCACGATGTCATCCTGGATAATGTGGGGGGCCATAGATTCACCTTCGACCCGGAAGGCCCAGTAAGGGGGCGGGAGAGTGAGCAGGGTGAGCGGGACCTGGATGATCTGCTGAGGCTCGTCTTCCAGGGGTTGGATGGATGGACCGGCCGCGATAGAAGCCACAATGGGAATGCTGATAGAGTGAGGGAAGAGACCACCCTCGCGCGCGTGGTCTATAGTGAACATCTCCCCCTCTCCGGTGAGGAGCCAGGTGAGGTTAACATTATACACACTGCAAAGTTTTGTGAGAAAGCCTGTGTCGGGTATTCTACGCCCGCTCTCATACTGTGAAATTGACGCTTGTGTGACCCCCAACGCGGCAGAAAAGTCAACCTGGCTCAACATTTTTTGCCTTCTTATCTCATTGATTCTTTGAGAGATAGTCACGAATCCACGTCCTTATTATCACAAGTGTGATTATTTTGCTTGACTTATATCACGGCTGTTATATCTTGTCATCATCTGATTACAGACTATTTGATAGAGGTGATAATGTCAAGCGAAAAAAACAGTACACTGGCGAGTCCGAGTGGGAAGGCGATCAAGAAGGCATTGATTGATATTGATCAAACGCCTATGGATCTGGCTACTGCAATGGGGGTGAGTGTTTTGTATATCCGCTATCTGATGAACGAGAGGCGGAAAGGTGCCGAGATCCGGAGAAGGATCGGAGCTTATCTGGGGGAGCAACTGAGGAAGAGGGGATGTTACTTGCCGATGTGGGCAAGAAAGGAGAAAGCAGCATGAGAGAAGCGTTTGTGCTTAAATTCAAAGACGGAGCTGAGCACCTTGTATCCAAAGTGTATCTGAAGTTCCAGGATGATGAAACGGGTGAGCCCAAGGCTCGCTATTTTAGTGTAGCTCAGTTGAGAAGGGCAAGGCGCAGTCCGCGCTGGGTCAACTGGGTGCTGAGTTATCAGGGCTGGGACATTAGCGACTTCACAATATCCCAGGGATATACCGGCAACATCACCTTCAACATCAATCGAGGCGTGCTTGTGAAGCCCATGGACCAGCGCAAGCCCGGGCTGGTGGAGAACAGGGAGTTTCATGAGGCTTTGGGACTGAGGGTTGGGGGGCAATCATGAGGCAGGCATGGAAGCGGTTTTACGATTGGTCCCACACGGACGCGGGAGACGCGATTTGCGCGGGGTTGGGGATGTTGAGTGTGATGGTAGTGATCCTGGCGGGTAGCTGGGTGGCTTGGTTTTTGGGGGTGTGAGGTGACATTACAAGAGAGATTGAGAGAGAGTGCAAGGCAGCTGGCGGCGCTCATGGACGCGGAGTTGAGGCTTCAGGACCAGGAAAGAGAGGTAAAAGAGGGCTTGCTGAGAGCAGAAAAGATGGTGGACCAGGAGCAGAGAGAGCGTAACAAGCAAAGCGAGAGGGAAGCCAGCGTAGCCAGATGCCAGGTGGTGAATAAGGCAGCGATCGTAGACGCAGAAATAATCTACGAGAGCCTAGCCAGTAAGGGCGGCCGTCACGCAAGACTGGTGCTGGGGATTCTAAACTCTTTTAAGTATCCGTTGGATTAGGAATTATCAATGGCCTCCGCTGACGCTCTAAGTTTAGACATGATGTCGCTCTCCTTAACCGGCATCTCGTCAAAGGCATACCCCTGTTGTTTAAGGGGCTTGCCGTGCTCAACGAGGAGAGTGGCCAATAAGTGGTTAGTGATGCGGAGCTGCTTGAGTATTTCTTCCAGTAATTGTTCTTCCATGGGACGCTCCTTGGGTGGGTTGGTTGGGTTACCTGCCAGGAAAGGGGCGTCCCTATTTTTGTCAAGATTGAAAGAGCGGTTTGCGTGGAGAGGTGTGGGCTTGAGAGTCCCAGCCCCGGTGAGCCGCTCTTTAAGTTTTGATAAGGATAGCGAGGTGGTGACGCACCGACTGAAGTCAGTGCTACGACCGGCTGAAGCCAGTGATACAAAGACCGTGCCATACCAGGGGGAGGGGCCCGCGAACCTCTCCCCCACTTTTTGGGGTGTGGGGCGGTGAGGAGATAGGTATGGCAAGAGAAGGTTTTCCTGATTTCCCGCAGATTACGCAGATAGATAGCGGATTACGCGGATGGGTGAGTGTGAAGGAATATGCTGAGCTGAAGGGCATCAGCAGACAGGCCGTGATGAAGGCTATCAAGAGCGGCAAGCTGGAGGCTGAGCACTTTGATGATCCTCTGATCCCTATGGGGAAATGGATGGTCAAGGTCACTGCAACCACTGCAACCACTGCAACCACTGCAACCGATGCAACCACTGCAACCACTGCAACCACTGCAACCGATGCAACCACTGCAACCACTGCAACCGATGCAACCGATGCAACCGATGCAACCGATGCAACCGATGCAACCGATGCAACCGAACAGGCTTCAGAGAAAACGGAGAAAGCAGAGAAGGCAGAGGGAACTGTTAAGGAAAGCTTAACAGTTGAGGGGCGGTATTCCAAAGCGGCTTGCGCAAACTGCTATGCCAAGCGGGTATGCGAGAAGCAATGCTGTTATGAATGCGGCATCTATGAGCGGTGTAACGCGAGCCAATGTGAGCAGGCATGGGAAGAGGCAAAGCGGACCGGTAATGATTATCAGCTGGTGATGGCAAGCTATTATGAGCATACGAGATCAGGTGCCGGCAAGCTGATGGCGGAGATCATGAAGGATGATGAAGAGGAAGCAGAGGAAGTGGGCTGGATTCCCGCCTCCGCGGGAATGACAGGCGTTGATGCGGGAATGACAGGCGTTGATGCGGGAATGACAGGTGTCGAAGAGGGCACAGAGGAAGCGGGCTGGATTCCCGCCTCCGCGGGAATGACAGAGGGCAGGGAGATAGCCGAGACGGGTGGTCCTTTGAGTTTAGTGGGGTTGAATGAGAAGGCGGAGTTTGAGAGTTACCCGAGGGAGAGCCGGGAGGTGGCTTACGCGCGGCTGGAGATCGTGAAGACGTGGATATCCGAAAAGCAGCGGGCCAAGGTGGATGGGGTGAAGATTGGGGGGCTGGAGAAGAGCTTCCTGCGCCAGCTTAAGACCGGGAAGATCTGCGGACCTGCTACTTCCAGACTGGCGAAGGACGGGGCGCTGACTTTGAGTATGCGGTCCATCTACCGGTGGGAGAAGAGCTGGCGGGATCATGACGGGACTTATCCCGTGAGCCTAGTGGATAAGTGGAACAGAAGCCGGATCGTGAAGGATCAGCAGTATGTGCGGACCTATATCAAGATGCAGGCAAGTGACCCCAGGGGGCATCAGATCACCGATATCATGAGGATGTGTGCCAGCCAGGTGCCGGGCTTTGAGATGAGCTACCGGAGTGTGGCGAGGATCGTGGAAGCAACCCGCAAGGATGAGCTGCTGAAGGCCGCGCTGAGCGGTCCCACCGCCTGGAAGAACCAGGCCAGACCGCATATCAGACGGGTGAACGACTGTGTGCCCGGGGATAAGTGGGAGAGCGACGGCAAGACGATGAACGTGCTGGTGATGAGTCCTTTCTGGTTTCACAACGACAAGAGCCTCCGGTATCTGGTGCGTCCGGTGCTGGTGGCGTGGCTGGATGTGGCGACCTGGACGATTACGGGATATGCGACCTGGCTGAGCGAGAGCTGGCATCTGGTTCGCACTGCTTTCACAGATGGAATGAGCAAGTTTGGAGTACCGCGCAAAGTGATGTATGACGGCGGCGGTGCTTTTTATAATATCTATACCAATCCGGTGGCTTTTGCTGGCCGGAAGCGCGAGACCGCGGCAGTGAAGCAGGCCAGGCAGATGATCAGTAAGGGCTACCGCGGTTATTATGAGCAGATGGGCGTGGAGCAGAAGGTGAAAGCGATCCCAGGGAACAGCGAATCGAAGCAGATTGAACCGGCCTGGGGTGACATCTTCGGAGAGTGGGAACGGCGGCAGTTCGCCTTTGTGGGCAAGGACTTCAGCAACCGGCCGGAATGGCTGCGGATGACTAACCTGAAGCTGATGAAGACCTACGCGGACAAGATCATGAGCTGGGATGAATACACCAGGTCGTTGGATGAATATATCAACGAATGGAATAACCGTCCACGTCCGAGTTTGACCCGGGCGGATGGCAGCGTTGCGAGCCCGATTGAGGCTTATATGGAGTGGGAAGACAGCATCCAGAAACCAAGTCTGGAGCTGGTGGAACACCTGAACTGGCATCCGCGGAAGCTGGTGGTGCAGAGAGACGGGGTGTATCTGGACGGGCTGCTCTACCGTCATCCGGCGTTCGGGTGTTACCTGGGTAAGAGCATGCTGGTGGAGTATGACGAGAGGAATCGCTGGGAAGCGGTGATCGCCACATCCAGCGGGGAGAAGCTGATGGATCCGGCCAGGCTGGTGATCCCAGGGATGCACATGGACGATGAGCAGAGCGTGCTGGCGATGCGGGACCGGGCGCGGTATGAGAAGCAACTGAAGGCGGTGTATCTGGCGAGGGTGAATCAGGGCGACGCGATCACGATGCAGGAGATGAACTCACTGACACACCAGGTGGATCTGACGCTGCAGGACCAGGCCCGGCGACAGGAAATCGAGAAGGCGGCGGTGTTTCCCGCAGATATCGCAGATAGGAAGCGGATCTCGCAGATATCTTTAACACAGAGAAAAGCAGAGGAACAGCAGAGAAAAGCAGAGGGATTTGAAAGTGTGGAGGCTGAGTTTGCGGAGTGTATGCCGGTGATGGAAGAGCTGTCTGTGGTGGATGATGATGATATTTTGATCCAAGAAATCAATAAAGACCTATCAAATATAGGATTGAGGAGTACAAGATGAGGCAGTTTCCCGCAGATTACGCGGATTTTTCGCGGATTACGCAGATCAAGTGCACACAGATTTTACAGATTACACAGATAGACAAAAGGAGCACAAGATGAAAGAACAAGTGTTTGTGAAGACGGGTAACGTGACGCGGGCGCTGGATGAGATCCGGAAGCTGCTGGCACGTCCCAAACGGGAGATGGTGGGCCTGGGGATGATCTACGGGGATCCCGGGCTGGGTAAGAGCCGACTGGCGAAGTATGTGGCCTATCGGCAGGGATTCATTTACGTTCGTCTGGAGGCGAGCGACACGGCTAAGTCCTTCGCGCAGAAGTTGTGGAGGGGGTTGAAGTATCAGCTCAATCTGACATCGGATCCAAGCGAGGTGATGGGTAACGCTCCGGCGGGATCCACCAACAGTCTGCTGCAGCACTGCGTTGGCATCCTGATGGACGCACCGGACAGCGTGATCATGATCGATGAATTCGATAACGCGATGCCGAACCGGGAGCTGCGCGAGACGATCCGCGACATCGTGGATCAGACCTTCGCGACGGTGATCCTGGTGGGGATGCGGGGCGTAAGAGAACGCCTGGAGCGGACCAATCCCCACTTCTTTGACCGGAGCAACTTCTTCTGTGAGTTCCAGCCGCTGAGCCTGGAGGATGTGAAGCTGGTGTGCAAACAGGTGTGCGAGTATGAGCTGAGTGACAAGCTGGCAGAGACGGCACACAAGGTGAGCGGCGGGCAGTTTCGCCGGCTGATGAAGACTATCCTGCTCTTTGAGGATAAGATCCGGGGGCAGAAGGCAGTGGCGTTAACCGCGAAAGATATCAAGGACATCGATAATGCTGGCAGCCAAGGCTCTAAATAACCGCCAGATCATATTGAATTACGTGGCGATGCCGGACCGGGCGCAGTGGTGTGCCGCGGACGTGGCCTGCGCCACAGGGATCCCGGAAAGTACGGCCCGGCACGAGCTGCTGAGACTGAGCCGGGCAGGCGTGATCACCAGGATAGCCAGGAAGGTGGAGGGCCGGGTATATTACCGGGCCTCCACCAGCGCGGACGCAGCAAGGCGGGAAGCTGAGCGGCGGGCGCGGGGCCTGGAGCTGAGACGCCTGCACGGGGAAGAATGGCATAAGCGGTTGCTGGCACTGTGAAGGAGGTAGAGATGGTTGAGATAGTTGAGAAGGTTGAGGGGGTTCCCGCGGATCACGCTGATGGTTGCGCGGATCACGCAGATGGATCAGCCAAAACGGGCTTCAGAGAATGCAGAGGGGGCCGGGCTGAGTATGACTCCCAGGGGAAGCTGTTCTGGCATTTGGCGAAGACGGCCGGGTGGGATAACGGGCGGATATCGGGGCTGCTGCTGAAGCGGTGGAACGCGACGCACTGGAACGCTCTGGAAGCTGATGAGAAGCGGGCTGCGATCAATATGATGCGGAGCTATGCACGTAAAGCCGAGAAGGCTCAGGCTGCCAAGCTGAGGCAGCGGATCATGATCCTGGTGCGGGGTGCCGGACTGGATCTGGATTGGCTGCATGAGGCTATGGTGGGCTGGGGTTATGGTGATTCGCTGAGAGCGTTGAGCTTTAGCCAGACGGTGGAGATCCATGCTGCGGTGACGGCTTTGGTGAAGGTTCCCGCAGATAGCGCAGATCGTTGCGCGGATAACGCTGATAAAAAAGAGAAAGCAGAGAAAGCAGAGGAGATAAAAAATGGTTGATAAGGTTGAGAATGTTGAGAAGGTTGAGGCGGACGCGCTAAAAGATGGGCGTCCCGAGATGTGTAAGGGGTGCGTGCAGTGGTGTGAAACTTGTGATATCCTGATCGCACGGTATGGAGAACAAACTAAATCGGGCGTTTGCGGTGAAGCAGATCAGATGATTTGCTTTATGGCTGGATGCCCATTGGAGGTCCAATGTTTGGAGATGTGATAATCATCGCGGTGATGCTGGTACTGGGGGCTGCCGTGGTGGCCTTATGGATCAAGAAGGAAGAGTATAAGGACGAAAGTGGCGCTTATCGGTGCGCTTGTTCGCAGTTGCAGAAGGGAGCTGAGATCCAGGCTAAGCGGGAAGTGGTGCGGAAGCAACAGATGGTTGAGATGGTTGAGAAAGTTGAGAAGGTTGAGATGGTTCGCGATGCTGCTATGGCAAAGGCGAAGAATCTGGAACTGGGCCTGCAGATGGAGCAGAAAAGCAACGCAGTGTTGGAAGAGAACATGAAGTATTATATGGAATTGCTGGCTGAGCAGATGAACAGCGGAGAGCCCAAGGCAATCGATGATGATGTGTCCAGGTGGGCGCTGCGCTGCTGCCTGAGTGACGCTTTGGATCGCAATGGGAAACTGGAGCGGCAGATCAAGCGGATCCAGGATCAGGCACGGGAGGCGCTGGGACTGGGTGAACGGATACTGGTGAATGTTGAGAGGGTTGAGGAGGTTGAGAGGGTTGAGCTGGACGCGGAGTTTGACAGCCTGCGTGTTTCCGGGTGTGCCACCAGCTTCGACCAGGGTGGTGACGCTTATGATCCGAAGGTGCGGAATGAAGTGCCAGAAGATGGGGTGACTTCACTATGAGAAATGAGAAGATTAGAGTGATGATCCGTAAGCTGAAGCTGGTGGTGCATCAGATCAAGGTGATATGGCTGACGCTGATGAGCTCGGATCTTGATCTGGCCTGGCAGGATGAATCAGACCAGGTGGCCGGAGCTCTTACAAAAGCGATAGCCGTGGAGTTTGGACTGCAGGCGACGCAAAAGGTAGAGCCATTCATCATGAGAACGACCCCGCTGGTGATGATCGCGATTTGCGCCAAGATGGGAAAGGCTGGGATAACTATGCGGTATGGCAGCGTGACTTATCGGGACGTTCCGGTGGGAAAATGGGAAGTGGTGGTAAGGAAGATTGATGACGAAGAAGTGCACACAGATTCTACGGATTTAACGGATAACAACAAGCTAAGTAAAGGAGATAAGTAAATGGCAAAGATTGAAAAGGTAGGCCGGATCACCTATTGGGTGGATGGCGAGGGGGCCCGGTGGCCTCTGAAGGCAGTGAGCAAGGCAGCTAAAATGCGTGATGCCATGGTGGAAAAGCTGTTGGGTGACGCGTTGAAATTACAGATGGTGATCCGGCAGATGAAGCAGAGCATGATGGCCCAGGTGCGCGAGTATCTGGACAGCGTGGCGGACGAGTATGATGAGACCTGGCAGGGTAATGCCCGGATCCGCAACTTCAGCCATACCCTGGAAGTGGAAATCAACATCGCGAAGATCCTGACTTTCGATGAAACCCTGTACGTGGCAAAAGCCAAGATCGACAAGTGCATCACCTTCTGGGCGGAAGGAAGCCGGACGGAAGTTATCGCGCTGGTGAACCAGGCATTCCAGGTGAATCAGAAGGGTCAACTGGACGTGAAGATGCTGCTGAAGCTGCCGAAAATCGAGAGCAGTAACCCGGACTGGACCGAGGCCATGGAGATCATCAAAAACAGCGTGGTGGTGCAGAGCACGCGGCAATATATGAACTTCCGGGCTAAGCGGGAGGATGGGAGTTGGGAGACGATCGTGCTTAATTTCAGCGCGGTTTAGAGGGTTGAGAGGGTTGAGAAGGTTGAGAGGGTTGGCGCGTGGGCTGGGGAGAGAGGACTTCCCAGCCCAGTTGGGGGTTGAGAGGGTTGAGAACCGGTGGAAGGCTGAGCTGGGGTGTGAAGTGAAGGTTTGCGAGGCGGGGCTTTGCGATCGGGGGCGGATGGAAGTTTGCGCGCTGCGCGCTGCTTATCTGGAGCGGAGAGCGGAGCTGCGGAAACGGCTGGCAGAATGCCGGAGCGAACGGTTGAGGGACGTGATTAAGGGGATGCTTAGGGAGATGGGAGTTGCACAAATTGAGAATGGAGAATTGAAAATTGAGAATGAAGGGGGGACGCGTGGATAACAGGAAGCTGCGGAACGATAAGATCCGGGAAGAGATCCGGAGGCTGGTGGGAATGGGCTATCAGATGAAGCTGGCGATCGGGCTGGTGGCAGAGAAGTGGTATCTGAGCGAGGCTACGGTGAGGGATGTGGTGTATGATAAGCGGAGGAAGTGAGAGCCGTTGGCTGGTTAGAGCTACGCTGGTTAGAGCTACGCTGGTTAAATGCGGGGAGTTGGGGCTGTGAGTGACAATAAGGGGCTGTGGGCAGAGGCGGCGGGGCTGATCGGTGAGGCGGAAGTGAGCAGGCGGTTTAAGGTGTGGATCCGGGGGATCATCAAGAAAGAGCTGGAGAGACGCAATGAGAAAGCGCCTGACGAGCTTTTCCTTGATGAGGCTACTCTCATAGTGTCTGACCTGAATAAACTCACGGGACGCAATTACAGGGCGGCGGGTGAGACATTGAAGCTGATCCGGGGACGGATGGCTGAGGGATATGGAGTGGAAGATTTTAAGGGGGTGCATAAGGCTATGTGTTCCCGGTGGATGGAAGACGTGAAGATGCGGGACTATTTGAGACCTTCTACGTTGTATCGGGGGAGTAAGTTTGCTGAGTATCTGGCACTGGTTCCGGTCTTGAAGGTGCACACAGATTTAACAGATTTAACAGATAAAAAAGAGAAAGCAGAGAAGGCAGAGAAAGCGGAGAGGGATTTGGTTGAGAGGTTGATGGGGCGTAAGTGGTGGGAGTTTGATAGCTGGGGGGAGTTTGTGAGGTGGACGATCCAGTTGCCGGACGCTGAAGCGGTTGCAAGATATGAGATGCCGGAGCGGATCCGGAAGATGCGTTGTGCTCCGGGTGTGGTGATGAAAGTGCTGAGGGGCAAGGTGGACTGGGAGGAAAGAGAGTATGGTAGGATTAAAAAGGTGCACACAGATCTGACAGATTTAACGGATGAAAAAGAGAAAGCAGAGAAAGCAGAGAAGGCAGAGGAGACACAAAATGGTTGAGAGATTTGAAAAGCCGACCGGGAGATCGGCACCCCAGTTTGAGAAGGTTGAAGTGCGCAAGGGGTTTGATTTGGGGGCTATGAACTCAGACTGCGGTGAGATGTGGGTGAAGCGGTGGTGCCATAACTGCTACCGGGGTGAGAACAAGTGCCGGATTTTGATGCGGGCTTTGTTTAATGGACAGCAGCCGGAGCTGGTGTATGATGAGAATGGGCTGGGGATGTGCACCAGGTATAAGTATAAGGGTGATCATGTGGTGAAGCACCGGGTGAATAAGCATCAGATTGAGATAGAGTTTTAGGTGGGGGTCGAGATGGCTGAGAAGAATTGTAGCTATTTGGATACAGAATTGTGGTCAAAACAGCGAAAAATTGCTTGACAGGAAAATGATGCGGGTTCCATTGGCTATATTGATTTATATTTATACTAAAACAAAGTGAGTTAAAGGAGGAAGCCATGAGCATGCAAGATTTAATCGGTGCCATATTGACGCGTATCCAGAAATGCCCCAAGGTCAAGCTTGCCAAGCTTGTCCTCTTTGTTGAGCGGGAGTATTACAAGCTGTACCTGGAGAGCCCGACTGGCAGTTATTACGTACGCAAGGAAATGGGGCCGGTCCCGGCCAACTATAATGAGATACTCAACAGTGGCAAAGGCACTTTGTGGAGTGTTGATTATATTCCCTTTGACAACTGTCCTGACGACGGCCAGACCTATCATCAGTACAGCCCATTAGCCGATAAGGCTGTGGATGCGCGGCTGCAGGAGATAGTTGAGCGGGTAGTCGATACCTATGGCAAATATCCAGGTACCAGGTTGTCGGAGCAATCGCATATGCTGCCTGCCTGGAGATATGCCGAGCCGGGAGAGCCGATCTTTATCGAAGAGCTGGCAGTCGATACAGACGAGCAATACTGGTATTTGCAGGATACAGTGGCGGAGATGGACGACGATGATGATGATGTATGTGAAGATATACCATCAAAGCTATCTTAACTCATTGATCGGTCTTGACAACTGCGTGGCGCAGTTTATCCGGAATAAAGAAAGCCTGGTAATGTCCACCCCTCTTTCGTGGGATAGGCTGAAAAGTAATCTTTGCGGTTACCGGAAATATAAAAATAAGAAGATCAGGATACTGTACGCCTTATCCGATGAGCATCCGAGCATATGGGAAAGTGAACCCCAAAGCCCTGAGCTGATGTTCAGTTGGGGAGGATTGAGGGATCAGAGAACATATGCCAGCGCCTATAAGCATTTGCATAAATATGGATTAGCTTGAGAAGCATCTGGAGCGCCTGCCCGCTGAGAAGGATGTGGACTGGTCATGCAGCAGGATAGGCAGTTGATCAGTTAAAGATAAGGGCCGCGAGAGCGGCCCTTATTGATTATAGATCAAAATCCCTTTGCGTTGAGAATCGACATCGCGATTCTGGACAAGGATATTGAAGTACTCGAGGGTATTGTTTGGGTTGATTTCCACCATCACAATGACGTTTTTATCGTATCGTTTCAGGTAGTGAAGCCGGCGGGTTTCCTGATTGAGCCATACTTCATGCGGGGATTTGACGGTATCGTCGATGCAAGGCAAGTATTTGAAGCGTGTGCGAATATCGGAAAGGGGTTTCCCCTGGGTGAACAGCTTTTCAGCCTTTTGGGCAGGCAGTATCATGGGAACGTGGTTGAGATCGAAGATAACACGATCAGCCAGGAAGGCAATGGCAAGATCGCGCAACTGCTGGGGATCAAGGCGGTCTGTATTTAACAGGCGAGGCAAGACAGACTGCGTGTATTCCTGCCAGTTTTTGAGCCCTAATTCTTTCCAGGTAGAGCTATGCAGGTTTAGCATGTCCGTGTATAACAAGCGGTTTGTGACGCCGGGGTTATTCATGAAGGCGGGGGCAATGGCGAGGGGGACGTCGGCGAGCTGGGGCTGGCTGGAAGGATCATATTCCGAAGCGAGGAGCTGCTCTACACTGCAGCGGCAGTTGTAGCCGTTGGGGGGCATGTAGGTGAGCCAGAAGGGATCATCGACCGGAAAGACCAGGCCGTCCAGGGGAGCGTGTTCCTCCCTGACTTTGTCATCCTGCATGGTGACGTATCTGAGGAAGGGGAATATCTCCGCGAGCTCCTGGATCTGTTGCCATTGAGCTGCGGAATAGGCGGCATTGGCGGCGGTGTCGTAATTGGTGCGAAGGTGGAAGGGGTTGGAGGGTTCAAAGCCATGAAGCTGGAAGCTGTCTGCCCATTCCAGGTAGGTGCCACCGGAGGCAAAGACGGCTTTGGCTTCTTCGAAAAGGGCGTCTCTCAAAGCATTGGTCTGGACTCCGGCCATCTCGAAGGCCTGGCGGGAGAAGGCAGCTACGGCAGCGACATTGGGGAGATCCCAGGAGAAGGTGATCACTTCATCCAGGGAGAGGGAGTTCTTGCGGTATTTGCGGGTGCGGGCGGCGTCGTGGCCTTTGACGTAGGCGGTGAGGAGGGATCGGGTGAGGAGGGCGCCATACTCAGTTGAGAGGGTTGAGAGGGGGTAATTGAGAATTGAGAATTGAGAATTGAGAATTGAGGGGCCGGCGGCTTTGATGGTTTGTTTTAGTTTGCTGACGGCATTTAAGACTGGGGCTGCATCGGAAGTGAAGCTGCGGCTCAGCTTGCGGGAGAAGAGCAGGTATCTGGTTCCCGCGGATGGCGCAGATCGATGCGCTGATTGCGCGGATTGGGAGTGGGGCATTATTGACGCTCCGGGAGGGGGACGTTGTAGGTGCGGTGCCAGTAGTCTTCCGGGAAGTCTATGCCGATATCGTTGTAGAGTTTGGTGTCTATCTGGATGCGGTCCAGGAGGTTGATCTTGGGTTTGGGTGCGACGGTGACTTCCAGATCAGAGCGGCCGAAGTTGATGAGATTGAGGGTGTTTAGGCGGGAGGTGATGAAGGTGTCCAGATCACGGCAATCTCCGGCAAGGATGTCGGAGCGGACCAGCTCGTGGATGGAGGCCTGGGCGTAGGATCCTCCGGTGGCGACAGCTTTGGTGGTGAGGGTGTTGCCCAGGATGCGGCGGGTGATGCGGTCGTCGCAGAACTCACAGAGGGAGTGGTAGAGCTCGGCATTGGCGTTTTTGTTGACGAAATCCGCGAAGTCGATCACGACATTATCCGAGATCATGGCGGAGAGGTCGGTGCCAAAGTTTTGGAGCATGGCCCAAAGCTGATTCTTTTCCGCTTCGGTGGTGCCTGGCTTATACTTGGCAATCCTCGGGGGTTTGCCGAAGGTCTCACAGAACTGAGCCCAGTTGTTGATCGCAAAGCTGAAAAAGACGTTATAGCGAAGGATGGAGTAGAAGACGGCGGTGTCACGGGTGAGGTTGATGAAACGAAGGGGATCCAGACTGAGGGGCTTGCCTTCGCTGAAGGGAGTGAGAGCTCCGTCATGGATGCGGAGATCCGCTTTTGGATAGGCGAGATACTCGGCCGGATAGTAGAATCCATCGACGAACTCATAGCGGATCTGGCGGAAGAGAGCGCCGGTGAGTTTGAGTTCGAGGAGCAAATCGGCCCAGATGGGGGCAAATCGTTTGATTACGGAGCTAAAGTAATCGATCTGGAGTTGGGACAGGTTTTGGGTGTCGAAGCTCACAGAAGCGGTTTTAAGGGCCTCAGCGCGGACGTCACAGGCGGAGGCGACAGAATCGTCTTCATGGAAGAAGGTAGAGTATGCCTGCAGCATGGGGGTAAGCTGTCCATTCAGGAAGGAGTTACGAGCTGCCAGAAGGGTGGAGGCATCGAGGGTGTGGCGGACGTAGAACTTTGATTCTGGGATGGATACCGCTGTGACGGAGGGGAGAGTTGAGGGCTTTTTGGCGAATGGTAGTCTCATGGGGTCTCCTGGTTAGAGCCGTTCCGGCTGGTTAGAGCCTTCGGCTGGTTAGAGCAGTTCCTGCTGGTTAGAGCCTGCGGCTGGTTAAAGGGCGCGGTGCTCATAATCTATACATGGTTGATTTGGAGGGGATTGCACGGTATTCCATGGGGTGGCCGTAGTTTTTGAGGCATTCTACGGCACCGGCGAGGGCATCGGGTCCGTCGTCATTGGGGTGAGAGGGGAAGCCGAGGAGCTGTTCTTCCAGGAGGAGGGTGTCTGATGTTTTGAGGGCCGGGAAGAGGATCCATCCCCATTCGAAGATGGGCGTGATGGCTTCGATGCGCTGATCTTTGGGGAGCTTGTTGCTAACTCCCGCTACGGGGAGGAGATATCCCTGGGTTTCGGAGAGGGGTGGGATGAACTCCCAGAGGACCTTCTGCCAGAGGACGTCCTCCATGAAGATGCGGGTGGGATAGCGGCGGTCCAGCTCGTAGAGGTAGAGGAGCATGGCGTTGATGCTGGCGCGCCGGATCCAGGCATCGAGGAGGTAGTAGCGCTGAGCAGCCAGGCCGAGGGTGAGGACGGCTTTGTAATCAGCGGTGGCCTTGGAGCTAAGGGATGGATCGCAATAAGATACGATGGATTCAAAACGCTGCGGAAGGTGATCGTAGTAGCGGAACCATTCGGTGAGGAACTTGATGCCTTCCACGATGGGGTTCATCATGTAGTGGCGTTGGAAGCCGATGGAGCCGACGGCCTGTTCAATGACGCGGAGATCTTCCAGGGTGAAGGCTTCCGGCCAAAGAGGAGTGCCGTCTTCAGTGATGGCACGGCGGAGGATAAAATTGATCTGGGGATTGGTGGGATCTTCTTCACAGTCTTTTTTGAAGAGGTTGAGGGCGCTGTCCGCGTGGGTGAGGTTGCCGAGCCAGATGATGATGCCGCGGTCGTTTTCCATGGGGAGGGCACCGAAGGCTTCTTCCCGGACGTAGTTCTTCTTCTCCCTGGCAATGCGGAGGTTGGTGGCCTGGTGGGACTCAAAGTCGTCGATGACGATGTAATCCGGGCGATAGAAGCCAAAGGTCTTGCCGCGAATGGGTTGGCGATAGCCGAGGGCCAGGACACGACAGACGCCGGAGACGATGTAATCTTCATCAGCCCAGACGGTGGGAAGGGTCTTGCCGAAGTCCATGAGGATGCGGTCGTTGTTGCTGAGTTCTGCAGCTATGGAGCCGGTGCGTTCCTTGGCGAGATCCTCGTTTTCCGCTACGGCAACAAAGAAGTGGATGTCGCCACGGAGGATGTGCCAGATGGGCTTGATGATGGCGAGGTTGACGGTCTTGCCGTGGGCCCGGGGAGCGGCTATGGCGGTGATAGTTTTAGGTTTGGAAGCGGCGGCGATGATCTCCCGGTGGAAGGCTCCGAAGGGTTTGGAGATGTGCTGGGGGAAGTAGGTGGCGGCGAAGAACTCGTAATCATCCAAGGCGCGTTGTTTGCGTTTAGCGCAGGCGATCGGATCACTGTCTTTAAAGGGAGTGGCGTGGAGTTTAATGGAGCGGACGAGCTCCTCGATGAGGGACTCGTAGTTGCGTGGGGTTACCTGGGCGTTCATTGGCAGTCCTTTATTTCCCGCAGATCACGGGGATTGTTGGCAGATTTCGCGGATTTCATTGGAGGCCTTTGGGCGCGAAGAGGGAGCGGAGGTATTCGCTGAGGGGTTTAAGGTGTTTTTGCCACAGTTTTGTCAACTCAGGATCACCGGCGGTGTTGACGTAGTTGGTGGCGCCTTCCAGGATGTGATAGAGGGAGTTGAGGATCTGGCGGTTGGGTGCCAGGCGCTCGAGGGCTTTGGTGAGTTTCACGAGCTTATCCACCTGGGAAGGATCGCCAATGGACTCGTTGTCAATCATGGTCTTAACAAGCTTATAGAGCTGGGCCTCGACGTCGCGGGCTATTTCGAGATTGCCGACTCGGAGGAATGAGTTCCAATCGTGCCGGACCTTCCAGTTATAGACGGTTTTGATGGGGACGTTGAGTTGAGTGGCGATGTTTTCTACGGTGATGCCCTGGATGAAAAGCTGAAGGGCGTTGTCGCGGGTGGATTTAGAGTGCATGGGTACTCCTCTTTTCCCGCAGATTACGCGGATAGATAGCAGATTGCGCAGATTTCATTTGGACTCCTTTTGGGTGTTGAACCAGGCGGCAACTGCGTTCTCCAGGGTGGAGCGGGTGTGGGGTGGAATGAGGAGGAAGGGCCTGGCGGGGATGGTGACTTGCTTTTTGAGGGCGTAGAGGGGGGTGATGGAGCCATCGGATTCCTTCTGGAAGATGACGCCTTTTGCTATGAAGGTGTTTTGGAAGTCACGGGGGCGGCGGACGGCGGCCTCTTTGGTGAGGGGGATGGTGAGGTATTTGCCGCGGACGGGACGGATGACGCCCCCTTCGTGATGGATGCGGGCATAGCGGAGATTGGTGCCGACCAGGACGGAATCTGATGTGGTGATGAACGATATGGAGTTTACCAATTTGGCGGAGCGGACCAGGGTGGTGCCGGATTGCTTGGAAGAAGGCGTGACCTGGCCGGAGCGGATGCGGGCCTTGATGTCACGAGTGAGAATGACGCCGATTGACTTGAGGAGGGTGTCGAAGTTACTCATGGGGTGTTGAGAGGGTTGAGAGGGTTGAGAAGGTTGAGGGCGGCGGAGTGGAAGTCTGGAGGACGTTTGGCAAGCAAGATGCTTGCCGTTCCACTAAGAGAGAGAGCTGAGCTGGGTGTAGGCGTGATCATAGGGGACTCGAGAAGTTGCGGGTGGTGACGGTGTATTGACAGTCGTTATAGGTGTCGGAGGTGTGATCCTGGGCGGTGAGTTTGATGGTGCCTTTGGCGATCATCTCAAGGAGTTTGATGGCGTTGTCATAGTCTTTGATGACGTGTTCCGGGAGGGTCTTGGCTTGCTTCTGGGCCCAGAGATTGCGGACGGCTATGGAGGTGGAGATGGATGTGATGAGCTTGGGGGTTGAGGTGAAGGGAAGGGTGACGGCGGCAGCTATGTAGCCGTCGATGGTGTTGTCCGCTTCGGCGATGAAGCCTTCGACGTCTGCATCTTCCATGGAGGCGGTGATGAGGGTGGCGAAGGATCCGAGCTTGGCCGTGATGAGGTCGAGGGTTGAGTACATGTGGTCTCCTGGGTTAGAGCCTGCGGCTGGTTAGAGCAGTTCCTGCTGGTTAGAGCCGTCCCGGCTGGTTAAAGGCGTGCTCATTTGCGGATGGTGAAGTTGAGGCGATAGACGGCGAGGCCTGGCATGATGCCGAAGAAATCGCCATCGGTGAAGAAGCAGCGTCCGAAATAGGCGTCCGGGGGGATGGAGGGGGTGGTATCCAGTTCATAGCGGACGGGCTTATCGTGGAGAGCTTGGACGACCGCATCGATGAGATCCAGCATGTCATCCGTGGAGGTGCCGTGAATGTGGGTGGTGACCAGGTAAACGGTGGCCATAAAGCTAAGCTGGATGGGGCTTTCCTCTTTGGCGGATGACAGGCGGGTGATAGCAATGAGGGCAGCCGGCGGGAAGATGGAGGTGTCTTCGAGATCTTCGAATTGGCCTTCGTAGGGTTCTACCTGGGCAAGGCCGAGAGCGGTGGCGGAGAGCTTGGCGATGAGCCAGGACATGAGGTGTTTGGTCATGGGGTGGCCTTTGTTTCCCGCAGATTTGTTTCCCGCAGATTACGCGGATTGGGGCGCAGATTACGCGGATTAAGGGCTGGATTCCCGCCTTCGCGGGAATGACAAAGAGAAGAGCGGGAATGACAAGGGGTGCGCGACTCTCGCAGATTGATGGTAGATAGCGCAGATTTCATGATTACTCCTGATGGGTTTGATGGGGGGTATGATAGGGTGAAATGGAAAAAATTGGGAAAAAGTGTCGTAAGTTACGATATAAAAGGGGTTCGCGCGGGTGAGGCGTGGTAAGGGGAGCACATGAAGTGAGAGCTTCGCTGTGAGAGTTTCACTGTGAGAGCTCCGCAGTGAGTCACGAATGGAGATGAGATGAAAGTTTTTAGCATGAGCAACGCGATCGATGGGAAGCTGCCGAGCGAGATCCACATTGTGCCGATTGGCGAGTGGAAGGAGCGGGGTTTCCGGATCACCGCGGAAGATTGCCAGGACATCATCCGGAACTTTGAGAGCTTCGGGATCAAGCTGGTGATCGATTATGAACACCAGAGCCTGAACTGTGCAGGGAATGGCGCCGCCGCTCCCGCGGCTGGATGGATCGGCAAGCTGGAGCTGCGGGATAACGGCGTGTGGGCCACCGATCTGGAGTGGACTGATGAGGCTAAGGGGTATCTGGAGAGCAAGGCTTACCGGTATCTTTCGCCCGTGATCTGCTTTGACGACCGGGATCCTCACACCGATAGCTGGATAGGCTGCAGCGTGCACAGCGTGGCGATGACAAACACCCCCTATTTTCGTGATGATTTGGAGCCGATCATCAATAGCAGGCATGGCTCACACGGTAGAAAGTCTGCCGACCTGGAGATCGGCACCCCAGCCGGGACCTCCGGCACCCCCAACAACCAGCCTGCGGAAGCGGGCAACAAGGAGAAAAGTATGACGCTCGAAGAGCAAGTTGCCCAGCTCAAGGTAGATGTGGCGGCCAAGGACATTCGCATTAGCGAGCTTGAGACGCAGATTGCGGCCAAGGACGCAGTGCTGGCAGAGACGGAACAGATTCGCATGGTGGAAGATGCCATTGCCGCCAAGAAGCTGTTACCGGCTCAGAAGGAAGTGGGCCTGATGATGGCCAAGCAGGGAAAGGAAGCATTCGGCAAGTTCATCGCCTGCAACGTGATCCCGGATTTGGGAAAGCTGGCCGTGGTGCCTCAGAACGGCGGAAAGGCCGAAGATCTAAAGGCGGAATATGCAGCGCTGCTCCAAAGACCCAGCGAGATGATGGCGCTGAAGACCGAAAACCCCGAACGTTTCGAGGCCTTACGTAAGGCCTACTTAGGAGGATAGGATGGGATTTTTCCCGCAAATCTGGAATGACAAGACCCTCGAGCGCATCAAAGCCGCTCTGCAGGAAAAGCAACGCATCGTGAACAGCGTGATGGACTATACTCCGTTGTGCCTGGGAACCAAAGCCAACACCTATAACGGCCCGAAGCTGAGCGGACTCACACTCCAGAGCTTCCCCGTGACCACCGCGGATGACCCCACCAAGGGATCCATCAGCTTCGAATTTGCCCAGCGCAAAGGGGTGGTCTTCAACCTCAACAGCATCGATGCCGCGCAGGCGAGCGTGGACATGATGGGCAGCCTGACCGCGGATGCCGGTGACACCATCCTGGACGGCTACGACGCCTTCATCATGGAGACCATGATCGACGGGCTGAGCTCCACCAGTGGCTTCAAAAACACCATCGCCGACACCACCGGTCACAAGATCACCAGAGCCGACTTCATTGCCGCGCGCAAGAAGCTGAATCTGCAGAAGGCTCCCACCCGCGGGCGATACTGCGCCATTCATGCCACCCTGGAAAGCGACCTCTTCGACATCCCGGACTTCATCTCCCGTGACAAGATCGCCGATACCACCGCCATGCGTGACGGCGTGATCGGACGTTGCCTGGGATTTGACGTGATCCTGGCGGACGTTCCCCTGGTGACCAACGCCTGGAGCCGCACCAACGGCACCCTGGCCGTGGCCCTGTTCTATTCCATGGCTACTTTCGGCTTTGGCCGCAACCAGGAGATGGAAAGCATGAACGGTCCGCTGCCCAAACTCCCCGGGGAAGAGGTCTCCATCTGGAGCGTCTTCGGTGGTGTGGTGCAGGAAGATACCTATCTGGTAGGCTTCCGGAAAGACGTGGCATAGGAGGGGTGATGAGAAAGCTCAATCTTACCCTGATCCTGGGGCTGCTTGTGGTGATGATGGGGCTGCTGCTTCCGATGGAGGCGCAGGCTCAGACCCTCAAGATGGACCTGAACGGGATTCCGATGCCGTTTTGCAGTTCCTTCCAGAGCGACAGTCTGTATGTGGTAAGCACCGCATATCAGACCGTTACACCTCCGGCCGGAGCAGTGGAAGTGACAGTGTGGGCTACCGCTCTGTGCGCGATTGGCGAAGACGCCAGTACTGACGCCGGGGCGCATGCCATCCTACCCGCCAACGTTCCAATCAGAATGAGCATCAGCCGAATGACCGCCTTATATGTGCGCAGAGTGGCAACTGCAACGGCTGCGACAATTTACTTTGTTTGGCATAGACTTTAGCCAACGCCTGACGACCCCGTGCTCCTCAAGGGTGGCGGGGGCTGGACCTGAAATCCAAGCCCCCGTGCCTTTTTGGGGATGTTTCCCGCAGATTGCGCGGATTGCTGCGCAGATTTCGCAGATTAAGGAGATATGATGAACCGACAATACTTTAAGAATGTGTATTACCGTACGGCCGCGGCTGTGGTAAGCACACTAACCAAGGGTGGAAGCTACCCGGACTATACCTTTAGCGGCTGGACCGCTTTGGTGGGCGCAGTGGCCGACAAGGCCAAGCTGGGCCTGGAGCCGGATGGTAAAGACCCGATGGGCGACGGCACCGAGCGCGTGAGCGGAGAGCAGGTACCGGTGGAAATCGGAATCAAAGACTTTACCGGTGCAAACTACGGCACTATCCGCAGCGCATTTCTGAACGCGAAAGTGGATGTGCTCTTCTATGACCCGGAGCAGCCGACTGTGGCTTTCGCGGCTTTCGGAGTGCGGGCTTATCCGCAGCTCAACATCACCAGCGGTGAGGATCCCGTGATCACCCTGGGTGGAACTCGCAAAGCGGGGGCTGGAATCACCGGAACGCCGTTCCAGATCATTGCGGTTAGTTAGACTCATGAAGGGGCGGGCAGTGAGCCTGCCCCTTAACCGCTTTATGTTTTTCGCCAGGGTTTCCCTGATTTCCCGCAGATTACGCGGATTGTTGCGCTGATTTCGCAGATTAAGGAGATGAAATGAAACAATACTTTGATGTATATATCCGCAGGACGGCTACTCCGATAGATTTCACGGATCTGCAGGGGAACGATAATGTGCTGGATGACTGGGACCGGCTGGAGTATCCGGAGCTGAAGGCTGGGATCAAGATCGTGCCGCAGACCGTTGATCTGGGTGATGGTACCCAGGGGGTGGACGGCGAAAAGGTGGAGATCGAAAGCGGGACATTCCGCACCGATGCCACTGAGCTGGCCTGGCTGAAGAGTGAATTTGACAACCGGCTGTGCGACGTGCTGTTCTATAACCCCAGCATCCGGACCGTGGTGGCGGTGGCCTATGGCGTGAAAGTGAGCGTGAGTCACATGGTCACAAGCGGTGAGAGCCGGGTGATCAAGCTGGTGGGCGCGCGTAATCTGGCGGTGGGATCGATCGATAACGGCGCGGTGGCGATCATGGTGTTGCTGGCCGATCAGAAGCCGATACTAATCACCGGGACAGTGTATGCCAGTGACGGCGTGACACCCGTTGCCGACGTGGTGGTGGCAGCTCAACTGGAATCCACGCTCTATGAGGATCACACGGATAAGGATGGCAATTATCTGATCCTGGCGCATAACTTCCTGAGCGATCTGACCCTGAGCGCGACCAAGAGTGGCAGCACCTGGGAAGCCATTGATCCAGAGGTGGTGACTAATGCGGATAACGTGGTGAACTTTGTGGCGAGGGAAGCGTAGGTATGCAAGCCGAAGCCTTGAACGTAATCGCTCTGGTGGCCGGAATCGTGGCGAGCCTGATCAGCGGCTGGGTGATGTTTCAATATACCAGGCGGCAAGCTATCCAGGACGCTTTGCAAGAACGGGTGCGGCTGATGGAGCTGAAGCAGGCAGAGCAGATGGGTGAAGAGAAGTTGCGTCAGGTCATCAGTGACGAGCTGGCTAAATGGGAGCTGTGCCTGATGAAAGAGGGCCGGCTGAGCAGAAGGGGAGGGGGAAGTTGAGAAGCACAGGTGTTTCCCGCAGATTACGCGGATGGTGCGCGGATATCGCGGATAGAGAGGAGGTTTAGATGAACCGAGACGACGTGAAGCGGGTGATCCAGAAGCGCTGCATCGATGCCTTTGGCAAGAAAGCGGTGATCGACTGGGACCTGGACAAGATAGCTGAGGCGCTGCTGAAAGGCGCGGAACGCTATAAGGTGGAACCTGAACTGGCACTGGCGCAGGGGATCCTGGAGTGCCACTTCGGGTGCAATCCCGCGGCTAAGCGCAGCCGGAAGACGCGCAACATCTTTAACGTGGGGAATGTGGATGACGGACGGAACCGCTTCTTTGCCAGTTATGAGGCTGGGATAGACGTGTATTTCCGGCTGATGGCGCGGGAATACCGGTGGCCGGGAGAAGGCGAGGTGGTGAGCGTGGAGATGATGGAACGGCATGACTTTAGGCGGCCCAGGGGCGGGAGGTATGCGACTGCTCCGAGCTATACGCGGGATGTGGTGAAGCTGGCTGCCGATATCCGGCAGGGGTTCCCGCAGATTGCGCAGATTGATGCGCAGATGGCGCGGATTGATGGGCTGGATTCCCGCCTCCGCGGGAATGACAAGGGGAGCGGGAATGACAACGAGGTGGATGTTGCCAAAAGCGTGGCAAAAACTGAAAAGAAAGGGAGCAAGAAATGAAGAGATTTTTTAGCGAGCTGGCGGCGATCGTGATGGCGCTGCTGAGGAAGCTGGTGAGCGTGAAGGTGTGTGCCTTCGCGGTGGGAACTACTTTGGGGGCCGTGATGGCCGGGCCTTTGGGGGCTACATTCGTGCAGTGGGCGGGATTTCAACTGATCCTGCTGATCATATTCTTTACCGCGAATCAGTATCAGAAATGGCTGTTTGGGATGATCCTGGACAGAGGGGGCAAAGATGTTGCCTAACTTTCCGGAAAGCATGAACGGCCAGGACATCCCGGCTCTGGCCCCCTCCAGCAATGTCGAGCTGGACGGGACTTCTGCGTCTGCGGCTTCCGCTGTGTTTGACGCATCTAATGATACGATCGTGCGTGTATCAGCGGTGGATGACGTGAGAGTGGCTCTTGGGACCGCTCCGACGGCGCTGGCAACCTCTATGGCGATGGCGGCAGGGACGGTGGAGTACTTCCGGATTCTGGCTG